GCCCACCCGCATTGACGCTACTCGAGCGGCAATGCTTCGCTTCGTACCTGTCTCTCTCGGGTTAAGTTCCGAGTAGAGGCGCGTGAGAAACTCACGTAGTGCGAAGCTACTGTCCTGGCAAACCCTCTTTACGCTTTTAGTAACGTAAGGATGGGGCACATAGTAGTTATGAAGATGTCTGTCCCATTTTAAGGGCAGTGTCTTCTCGCTACTAAGTGAGATGATGCCAGGAACGTTGCGGCTATGATGGAACACATTCTTCCGCATACGCGGAGGAATACATTTCAAAACAGCGTCGGCAGCCTTCCACCAACCTTTTTTATAAAGGTTGTTGGACGTGTCGATTAGACCTTGAAGGTCTCGCAACGTACCTGTGAATGTGTGCTTGGGCTTTACGGGCGTGACATCATAACCACGCCAGTAATCCGCTCCACAAGACTCTCTAAAGTAGCCATCAGAGAAACTTTTCTGCTGGTTTACCTTTAGGCCGAGTTCTGTAAGGGCATAAACACATTCAGCATACGCCGATCTGGGAATGATGATATCATCCCCAAATACGCGGACTTTACCTTTAAGACGCAGAATATCATTTCGAGTCGTCGCACCAGCGGAAGCTAATGCGATAGACAAGAAGAAGATAGACTGAATCGGAAAGGTCAGGGCTGAACCCATCGACGCAAACTTCTTTAGCACCATAGGTGGTCTAGAAGTTAAGCCATCAACAATCATGCGTGTTCGGGTCGCGTGAGCGGCTTCCAGTAGAGGCTTATTGCTGTTTAGCAAGGCTTCTACATGGCGGCAACTTACACGATCAGACGCGCTAGAAAGATCGATGGTCGATAAAGATCGATCGATGGATGACTGGACAACCAAACGCTGTGATAGCGTCTGATCAGACGGATTAAAGAAATGTCCTACAAGCGATGATTTCATCGCATTGTCGAGCCATGTCTTTATCTTCTGTTGTGTCCATTGGTGCTCAACGGGTTCCATAGCGATAAGACGAGGAGTCTTAGCGGTTTTTGGAACACCAAAGAGCTTAGAAGGAGGCTCAACGGTAGAAACCGGTAAGTCGCCTATCTGCGCTCCTGAACACCAATCGAACGGGAACAACCGTTCGAGTTTCGATGACCATGAGGGAAATACGTATTTATACGCAGATCCTGCAAGGTTCGATACAGCTCCTGGTCCATGCTTGAAAGTCCCTGTTTCAGAGGATTGCTCCGACATAGAGTCGAAGTATCCGAGTTCTGAAATAAGGATCCTTGAGACATTGTCAAGTCTCTTGAGGAACTGTTTACGTCTAATATCCAATCCTGCCGGCTCCCATAAGGGTAGTCGTTCACGATTGAAGCTAGTCGTAAAGCTAGTATCTCTACTAGTATCCAAATCATCATTGGTCCAGTCAAGAACTGGAGCAATGATTTGATTCTCGATGTCATAGTACTCCTTAACCGCATTGTCTATGCGAGCTTCGGAGCATTTGACCTCGTGTTTCTTGAAGAAACACGTGAGCTGGCGGATGCCAGCTATCGCGTTTGGATCAGGTTCACTCAACAAGCATCCCTGCGCATCGCAAACTCGTGACCAAAGGCCCCATAAGAATGAGGGTCTTTTATCCAACTTACTTCTACGAGCCGTAAACGGCCCCTGGAAGTCAACCATCCCATGCTCGAGTAGCATGAGAAGATGATTGTCGAGAGTTGGAAGATCAAGTGTAAGAACACTTAATCCACGAGAAGTGAGATTCGCTCGGATCCTTTCGTTATCACGAAAGGAGTCCTTATTGGACGATGCGCACGCGTGGGCCGCATCTAACGATGCGGCCGACCAGATCTCGAGCATAACGCTTAACTGGCTTTTCAATTAAGGTTCCTGACTTAATTCCAGGGACCCCAAAGACTAGCGAGTCAATTACGATTCGTAATTCAGAGCTTTCTGAAGGTTAGCGCTGGTCATGAAACCAACGAAACCGACGAAGGCCTGAAGAGGTTCTGCAGAAGTGTCGGAACGCAAGTTCTCAAACACGCTGTAGATCTTACGCTGAGTAGACGCCACCGTTGGTGTCGCATAAACAGTGTTCACGAATTCGAAGTTGTGACGGTCAATCAATTGACCTGCACTATTCGTATAGCTGGTGTTGCGGATTTTAAGCCGCCACTCCTGAGTAGCTTCCCGAAGGAAGTATTCAGAACCGAACGAATCTTGGTTGATTCGAACGAGGGCCTTGGCTATAGCATTGACAGTGATAGTAATGGGATCAGCGAACATACTCGTTATTCCTTTGCAGTGTTGCTGGTAGGGTTGAAAGATCCTACCGTAAGCGCAATACGGCAAGGGAGGCTAGAATGTTCACCTGACGCTGCGTTAGCAGCGGCAGATGTGCGCTAGGCATCGAACCAGACGCCTTGTGTCTTTCTTTCGTAACCCGAACGAACTTCGAAGGCAATTCTCCCTGTTTCGCGAAGCGAGCAGAGTCAATTGCAGTCGTAGTTACTGTCTGCGTTTTAACGCAGATGGCGGGTGTATCTGGAACAACAGGAACAAGATTTCTATTTGCTTGCAAATAGTCACCAATGTTCCCGAACCAGTCCGCTAGCCAAGACCATGGAAGAGCATTCCATAGTGTTGACGCGTCCACGGTAGCACCGAGGACGATTTTGCGGGAAAGAAACTTGAAGCCAGGATCATATTTCTGAATTTTCTCAAATTCAGAAGTGATAGGGCTCCAAGTGACATATCCCCACGCATTGATCGTTGTGACGGACTGTCGCGAGACAGTGACGCCCATCGATGGTGGACTACTATTGACCTCGACAATTGAACGAGAACCAATAATAGAGTGGGAATAGAGGCCAACTTTACGCGTCATGGGACCTTTGGATAGCTTCGTAAGAAGTTCCATCCGATTACTAGTAGATTTCGCAAAACCCATGAGGGCATTGAAATCGCTAGCAAGAGGAGTCCAACCAAACTCACGCATCAATGTGCCTTTGGCCCATCGTTTTATGAGGTTGTTCCCTAATGACTGTACAAGCTGAGGCAGCTCCCTTAACTCCAGAATAGAGACCGGAAGGTCCATAATCGGGCGAGAAGGGTTAGTTGCCGCAAGTAATTGTACAGCCAAGTAGGGCATGGACGGCATGCTACCATCAGACAAGTGCTGCGGATACATTCCGAGGTTTTGAAAACCTTGGGGAACCCAGCCCTTAAGTTCATACCGCCATATGGGGTCCTTATACTCAACAGAGTATGAGGCCCCTTCAGCGGAGTACTTGTCAACGGAAAACGCGGAATTACGCGCTCCGAAAACGTCTTCACATCTATCTCGACTAAAGGCTCCTTCAGGGTTTTGGTCATCGACGACTTGATCGCCGAAGACCCAGACCTTGGCAGAGCCGCCGGCACCGCCTCTTAGGCGGGTACGGATACGAGACATGTGAGTAGCTCCATAGTTGACACTTGGTCGATGCAGTCTTGGAGGAAAACTGAGCGAATCAGTGTAGAGGCTTTAGGGCCT